ACTAGGTGCAGAGATTATGAAAAATGTATCTAATTTTTTAGCTCCAAATCCTGCACAAGCTGTACAAGACATTAGAAAAGAAGTAGCACAAATAATTCGTACATTAAGATCTACTAATGATATATCAAAAATGGAATTATTAAAAACACAATTAGACAAAATTAAAAGATTAGGTGGATTCGAAAAAATAGTACCGGTAGAAGGAATAGTTTTTGTATATGGAGGAAATACATATAAATTAACTGGAGCATTTGCTCCTCTAAATCAGATATTAGGTACATTAAAGTATTCTAGATAATATTTATATAAAAATAATAACAGGACATAATATTATGGCTAAGTATAAGCAACCAAAAAACGAAAAGCATAAAGCTAGAAAAGATTTAAAAGATTATACCATTGACAAAGACGTTCAAGGAATGGTACCAAATGCATCAGGAGAAATAATGCCGGATGTTCCACGTAAAGATGATAAAGAAATGATCGATGACGTTGAAAACATGGTACCTAACATTAAAGACTCTGATAGAGTATATGTTACAAAACAAATGGAAGATGGAGATCCAAAAAGGCCTGCAAACTCTTTAAAAGTATTCAATAAAAATGTTGAAGAAGATGCTAAAGAATTAATTGATACTCTAGCTAAAAAAGATGGTGGCTATATGAGCCAAATTAAAAAATTAACAAAAGAACAAAAAGAAAAATTAGTTCGTGAAGTTGTTAAAAGAAAAGTTGAACTATTTTTATCTGAACAAAAAGATACAGAACAAGCAGACGAAGAAGGTGAAGGACAAAAAGATTTAGCTAATACTCCAGAACCACCAGCTGCTCCCGAAGCTCCAGCAGAGCCAGCAGATTCAACACCAGAAGCTCCAGAAGCTCCAGAAGCTCCAGTTGCACCTGCAGCTCCAGAAGCACCCGCTGAACCAGAAACTCCCGAAGAAGCCCCTGCTGCAGCAGCAACAGATGACTCTGAAGAAAAACCTGATGCAGAAGGCGGAGATCAAAGAATATCAAAGTTTATAACAGCATTAGAAGAAAAACCAAATATAGTACAACGAATGAAAATAATAATGCAAGTTATTAATAAAGTAACAGCTGATGATGACAAGAAAAGAAAGATTGGAAAGTTATCATTAATTAAACGAGCTATCGATAGAGCAGTTGCTAATATAAATTAGAATCTTATTATGTCAAAAAAGTTACAAAATATAAAAGCTGTCAAGCAAATGATAGCCGGTACCCATAAATTTCAAACTAAAAAAACTCATGGATTTACTGATGCTAAACAAAAAGCAGAAAAAAATCAAAAACGTGCGGTAGGAGATATTTGGGAAGAAAAAATAGGTAATACAATATACACTATTGAACAAAAAGAAGGATTTCGTGTAAAACGTCCTAAAAATGCAGTAGCACAAGAAGTAAGACAATACTTAAATTCATATCCAAATTGTAGAAAAGAATGTTGCAAAACATCTTATAATCATTTAGATAAAAAGATGAGAAGAATACATGGTATGTGTTATGATTGTGTTATTGAAATGGAACACGAACTTCGTAAACAAGGAAAGTATGAAGAGTACGAACAAGAAAAAATTCGTAATAATAAACTTGCTTGGTTAAAAAAAGCTGAAGAAGATGTAAAAGCATTAAAAAAAGCGTATACGGAGACACAACAATATGTAACAAACTCTGACGGATTAATGGAAACATGGGCGGCACAAATGACACCAGAAGAATTTGAAGAAAAGGTACAAAAAGAATTTGATGAATTCAAACTTAAATTTTTAGAAAATATGGATAAAGGAAATAACGATGATTAAAAAATATTGGAAAATGATTATAGGAGCAGCTGCTGGAGTATTTGGAATAATATTTTTGCTATCTAAAAGTAGTAATAATAAGAAAGCAGAAGCTGCCAAGAAAAAAATTGATGATAATGATAAAAAAATTAGTAAATTAGATGGAAAAATCGAAGAAGTAAAAAAACAAAAAGTTGAAGTAAAAAAGAAAGTTGCAACTACTAAAGCTAAAATAAAAGATACAAAAGAATTAAAAAAGAAATCTGTTCCGAAAAAGAAAAAAACGACTTCTAAAAAAACACAAGTTAAATCAGCAGCTGCTAATATTAGAAAAAAGACTAGGAAATGAAGAAATTTTTTATTATAATATATTTATGGCCATTAATATTATTTAGCCAAATGGCAGATACATGTTTTACTAGTGATGAAATAATTGATATATCAGAAACATTGGATTCTTTATATTATACAGATTCATTAAATAATGAAATAATTTCACAACAAGAAACATTATTATCTGAATTAGAAACAATAATAAAATTAGATTCTATACAGTTATTATATACAGATAGAAAAATTGAATTATTAAATGAAAATATAAATTTATATATTGAACGTGAAAAATATTTGAAACCAAAATGGTATGATAATAAAGTTATATGGTTTGGTGGTGGAATACTAACTACACTATTAACTGGAAAAATGATCGTTCAATCCGTTCAATGAGTAACAAACAAAATATAAAGCAAATTGTAAAAGAACAATATCTTAAGTGTGCTAATGACCCAGTATACTTTATGCGTCAATTTTGCTATATTCAACATCCTATTAAAGGAAAAATTAAGTTTAATTTATTTCCATTTCAAGAAGAGTCATTAACAACATTACAAGAAAATCGTTATAATGTAATTCTTAAATCTAGACAGTTAGGAATATCAACATTATCTGCAGGTTATGCATTATGGTCAATGTTATTTAATGAAGACTTTAATGTTTTAGTTATAGCAACCACACAAGACGTAGCAAAAAACTTAGTAAGTAAAGTTCAAATAATGAATGAAAATTTACCAAGTTGGTTAAAAACACAAATTGTTACTAATAATAAATTATCATTAAAATTTGCAAACGGATCTGAAATTAAAGCAATATCAAGTTCATCTACAGGCGCACGTTCTGAAGCATTATCATTATTAATAGTTGATGAAGCTGCATTTATTAGAAATATCGAAGAAATATGGGTAGCATCACAAGCAACTCTATCTACTGGTGGTGGCGCAATTGTTTTAAGTACTCCAAATGGAATTGGAAATTGGTTTCATCAAACATGGGTAGATGCTGAAAATGGTATTAATGGATTTGAAACAATAAAGTTAAAATGGAATTTGCATCCAGAACGTGATCAAAATTGGAGACAAGAACAAACAAGATTATTGGGAGAAAGAGGAGCAGCTCAAGAATGTGATTGTGATTTTATATCTTCTGGTCATACTGTAATTGATGGATTAATTTTACAAGATTATGAATTAAAATGTCAAGAGCCTGTCGAAAAGCGTGGATTTGATAATGGATATTGGATATGGGAATATCCAGACTATTCAAAAAATTATATAATTGTAGCTGACGTTGCACGTGGTGACGGCGCAGATTGGTCTACATTTCATGTTTTAGATGTCGAAACAATAACACAAGTAGCAGAATATAAAGGTAAATTACCTCCTAAAGATTTTGGTAACATGTTAGTTACAGTTGCAACAGAATGGAACAATGCATTATTAGCAATTGAAAACGCAAATATTGGATGGGCCGCTATACAACCAGCATTAGATAGAAATTATGAAAATATATTTTATACATATAAAGATGATGGTTATGTAGATTTAGAAGTACAACTTTTAAAAGGATATGATATAAAAGACAAAACAAAAATGGTACCGGGAGTTTCCACAACTTCTAGAACAAGACCATTAATGATTTCGGCATTAGAAATGTATATGCGTGAAGGAACTCCTATAATTAAATCAAAAAGACTAATACAAGAAATGTTTGTATTCGTATGGTTAAATGGTAAAGCACAAGCACAAATTGGTTATAACGATGATTTAGTAATGGCATATGCAATTGGACTTTGGTTAAGAGATACAAGTTTAAAATTGAGACAACATGGAATAGACTTAAATAAACGAGCATTATCAAAAGTACAAAAAACAGATACAACTATATATACAGGTAATACAGATCGTCCGTCAGACGCATGGAATTGGAATAATGGAACAAACGAAGACGAAAATTTAACCTGGCTTCTGTAGTTACCTATATTTATAATAAATAAAAAGAAAAAATTATGGCGTCTTTAAGAAAACGTTTACAAAATTTATTTTCTACTAATGTTGTAGTTAGAAAATTTGGAAAAGATCGACTTAAAATAGTTGATACAAATAAGCTACAATCTACT